TAAAAATATAGCGCAAACATATAGTTTTAAGGTTAAAAAAAAGCGGCCAGGTGTTCATTCTAAAAATGCATCAAAAGGTAAAAAAGGTTACAAAAAAAAGTATAGAGGACAAGGCAAACAAAGGTAAACGAAATTGCTTAAATTTGTAAAAAAGATTTTATGGCAACATCATATACTGGTTTAAGGGTTCAAGATACTTATAATGCAATAATCAAAATTGGAGACAATTCAAACTTAACTGGAACTGCAAAACTTTTAAGTGATGGTTTAGGTAATGATTCACCTATATATTTAAGTACATCAAGATTAGGTATTGGTATAACTCCAACTTATCAATTTCACACAAGCGGTAATGCTAAAATTGGTGGCAATCTTATAATATCTGGCGATTTAACAGTAAATGGTTCAACAACAATTATTGATTCAACAATTATAGCGATTGGTGATAATATGATTGAAATGGCTAAGGATAATGTTGCTAATACAAAAGACATAGGTTGGTATGGAACTATTGTTGAAAGTGGCACTAAGTATGCTGGAATGGCTTATGATGCATCAACTGGAGTTACTGCTCCAAAATTTAATTTAGGTTTAGGAACTGTTGAACCAGGCAATACATTTGCAACAACAGTTACTGGAACTCTTATTGCTAATTTAGAGGGTAATGTAACTGGCGGCACAATATCTGGCACAACTGGTACATTTACTGGTTTAGTTTCTGGTATAGCACCAACATCAGATTTAAATTTTGCTACTAAAAAATATGTCGATGATCAAACGATTCCAACGCCAACATTAAGCTCTGTTTTAAGTGCTGGTAATTCATCTGGTGCAAATGACTTAGAAATTATAGATGATCAAAAATTACTTTTGGGTGATGATGGTGATATGCAAATTTATCATAATCAAGTTAATTCTGTATTTTTTAACGATACTGGAAATATAGTTTTTAGAAATAATGCTAATGATTCCGATATTAGTTTTCAAACAGATGATGGCTTAGGTTACACTACTGAATATATGAGAATTGATGGTGGCACAGAAAACATAGTATTTTCAAAACCTATAAGTGGAACGAATGGTGCGTTTTCTAGTACATTAAGTGCTAATGGTGGTATTAATGGATTAACTTTCGCTAATGGTGGTATAAGCGGTTCTAATTATGATATAACTGGTGTAAATCAACTTATTATAAATGATCCAGGAGAAGGAATTGTTTTTACAGGAACCACAACTTTATATTTATCTGTTATTGATGACACTGTTGATGATAAATTAAAATTAACAAACGCAACACAGCTTGATCTTAATTCAACTGCAAAAATAACAAACTTAGTAGATCCAACAAATAATCAAGATGCTGCGACAAAAAAATATGTTGATGATAATATTGGAAGTGCTGAAGTTGCTAAAAGAATTGATGTAACTGTTAAAAATGTAAGTGGTGGTTCACTTTCAAAAGGGGTTGTAGTTCATGCGGCACCAACAGCAACACCACCGAGTGGCAATGTAATTGAAGTTATAGCAGCAGATGCAAATGATGCAGCTAAAATGCCAGCTATTGGTGTATTAAACGAAACTATTGCAGATGAGGCAGAGGGTGAAGCTGTAATGTTTGGAGCAGTAAGTGGGATAGATACATCTAGTTTTTCTATTGGCGATGAATTATATGTGTCTGAAACTGCGGGTGAATTTACAGCTACAAAACCAACTGCATTTAGTAGTGAGGTACAAAAAATAGCAGTAGTAATAAAATCTCATGCTAGTAATGGATTAATAAAAGTTTTTGGTGCTGGTAGGGCAAATGATATACCTAATAGAGTTAATAGGGATATGAATTTTACAGATGATTCTGAATTAACTTTTGGTGATTCATCTGATCTAAAAATATATCACACTACTAATAATATTGTTAGAATAAACTCAGGCGATTTAATTTTTAATTCATTTGTAACAGATGGTGATATTAAATTTCAATTAGATAATGGATCAGGTTCAGTTACAGAATATATGAGGTTGGATGGGGGTGAACAAAGAATTATATATGGCAGATCACCACAAATTGTTGACAATCTTAAATTATATTTTGGTAACGACACATCAAATGATGCTAGTATTAGATGGGATTCAACAGCTAGTCAATTATTTTTTGATGGAACATCAAAGTTTTTAGATGATGCTTATGTAGTTGGCAATTTAGGAATTGGAACAGCAGTAGCTGATTCACCAATTCATGTTAGTAAAGGTGGTTTAAATACAACTGGTCAAGATTATGGAGTGCATATTGGAGTTTTAGAATCTGGAGCAAACAGATATGCAGCAATAGAATTAGTAAATAATGGATCATTATCTAGTTGGATTGATTTTTCAAATACTGATTCGGCTAATGATTACAATGAAAGAATAAGAGGGGGTGATGGCACACTTAGATTTTTTAGTGATGGTGAGGAAGCGGTTTATATAAACAACACACAACACACAAATTTTAACGAGGATATAATTGTAACAAGTAACGATCATAATATAACAACTATTGAAGCTAACGAAAATTCTACTCATTTTGGTAGGTTGCATTATATGCACTCAGATTTTACTACCAGTGGCACTAATATAGCTGATTCGTTACTTTTAGTTGCATCGAGTGAATCGACTGGCGGTATGGTTATTAGAGCTGATAAACCTAGTAGTGAAATTGTTTTTGCTATTGGTGATTCAAGTATTGAGAATATAGTAATGAAAATTACTGATGGTGCTAATGGAGTTGAGTTTTTTCCTACAACAACAGCAGAGGGTGGTCATATTGCATTAAGAGCCGATACTGATGGAAGTTATAGGTATGCAATAGATAATTACAATGATATAGTAAGAATTGTAAGACAAGCTGATGCCGATGCAACTGGTGGTTTAGTTGTAGCTAGTGTTGATGAAAATGGTGATTTTAGTGTAACTAGAGATTTTGTAGCTGGGCGAACTGGTTATTTTACCAGTAATTCAGCTGATTCTAGGGTTCTATATTTAGATCAACACGCAACTAATGCTGGTGGCATTGTACAGTTTAGAGATCAGAGTACAACTAATACTTGGGAGCTTGTAGGTAGGAATACTGAATTTTATATTTATAATAATTCTTTATCAAGACAAAGTTTATATATAAATCCTACTAACAATTTCATTGGTATAAATGGCAACGTAGCACCAAAAGCATTTTTGCATGTAACAGATGGCACAAATAGTTATCCAACAGATTCAAATAATAAACTTGTTGTCGAATCAACTGGGCATACTTATATAGGTTTAGGTGGTGGTGATGCCTCCGATGTTGGTATTCATTTTGGTGATTCTACTAATGTTGCCAGAGGTCGTTTAGCATATATTCATAGTGAAGATGCTATGAAAATAAGCACTAACGGAGCTGTTAGATATATTCTTGATGGTGGTGGTAATGTTGGTTATAATTCACCAGTAAAACCTTCAACTGGTACTTGGAGAAACTTTGGTTTTGGTAGTTTAAGAATGTTTGGGCGTGCAAATGCAAACACTCCAGATGGCGGTATTGGAACTAACTTTTATTTTAACACTGCTAATGCTGAGTTAAGAGTATCAGCTCATGCGGCAAGTCGAATTTGGTTTAATGATGATCAAATAAACTTTGATAATGCTGGAACTGGAGCAACAGGTTCAGCAATTACTTGGAATAACAGAATGGTTATTGATAGTTCAGGAAACATAGGAATTGGAACTGATTCGCCAAGTTCACTTTTAACTTTAAACGCTACAAGTGGTGCTGCTTTACAATGGCAATACAATGATGCAAGCTATTTAAGAATTGAAGCTGATTCAGGGGGTGGCTCTTATTATGCTGCTGCTGGTTTTTATCATAGATTTTTTACTTCTGGCTCAGAAAGAATCCGTATTACAGATATAGGTAACGTAGGGATTGGAATTGATGACCCTGCTGCTAAATTAGAAGTTAAAGAAAATTTATATGTTTCACATCCTAACGCAGAAGAACTAACATTTAGAATTGACAATTACGGAACTACTGGCACAGATGCTGGAAGTTTATTAAGAATGTTTAATCAAGCAGGAACTACAGTAGTGAATATAGATTCAAGAGGCGGTTCGACAAGACACACTTATTTTAATCAAGGAGGAAACGTAGGAATTGGGACAACTTCGCCTAGTGGTATCTTAACTGTTGCTGGTTCAGTTACTCAAAACAGTAATAATCCAGGAATTGAATTATCTAATAGTCATAATTCACAAACAGTACTTTTAATTAAAAATACAACTACGCGAGGATATGAATTAGCGGTTGGTGGTTCAAATAACAGTATTGGGTCGGGAAGTTTTTATATATATGATGCTTCAGCAAATGATGCAAGATTAACAATAAACAGCTCAGGAAACGTAGGAATTGGAAGCACAAATCCAGGCAGAGGTTTGACCATAGATAAAAGTAATGAATTTGCTTCATTAGAAATAATAAAAAATAATTCTGGCAATCAAATTGTTTATTTAGGTACTGGATCAAGTGGAACTGGTGAAAATTCTATTTTGCAGTTGAAAGATGGCACAGTTGAAAAAATCAGAATGTACTCAACTGGCACAAGCTGGATAACTGGTGGTAATTTAGTAATTGGAAATACATCATCAAATTATGATTTTGAAGTTTATGGAACGGATGCAAAAATGTTTGTACATTATTCTGGTAATTCAAGGGGTGGAATTGCGGCTTTTTCTACTCAAAGAATAGCAATAACTACAACATCTGTAAATGACAATTTAGTTTTTGGTTATAATAGTGCTGAAAGTTCCACATCAGCAAACTTTGTTGAAAGAATGAGAATTGATAATGGAACTGGTCATGTACAAGTAAAAGAGGCGTTAAGAATTTTTGGCAATAATGTAAGTGATATTTCAGACACAAATTCACCAACAACAACATCTGCAAATATTAGTACATATCTTGATCAATATTCTTTTATCGATTTATCATCAAGTAACGCAAATGGTGGTTGGATTGATTTTAGTAATGCAAATGGAACTGATTATGGTGGTCGTATAAGATACAATTTCAATGTCAATAGAATGTCATTTTCTGCTGGTGGTGGTGAAAGGTTTAGAGTAAATGTTGGTGACACAACATCTTTAAATACTTTTATTGCGGCTCAATCAACTGTTGCAACTACAAATATTGGTGGTGCATCGTTTAGCTGGGGTGGTAACTCTGGCTACCCTACTATATATGGTAGTAATTCTGACAGATGGGTTATGTTTACCTTTCCACATATAGCTTGTTTACAAAATGGTGTTAATGGGCATACTGGTTCTACAACTGGTGCTAAAATAAGGTTTGCCTCAAATCCAGCCGCAAGTAGTTTTTGGGATGCTGGTGTTGATTTACAATACAATGCCGCTGATAGGTTTAGTATAGCTAGAGGTGGTGCTATTATGATAAACTGTTTACCGCCAAATTCAACATACTCAGGTTTAGCTAGTAGGGATTGGACAATATTTGGAACTGGATCAAGAGCTGGAGCTATTGCAATTAATGATGTTGCTGGTGCTAATTATGCTATTCATGGAGGCGGAAATGATTTGACATTTTCAAAAAGTGTTAATGGAACATCTTTAGCAAATGCATTAGCTATATTAGGTAGTAATAATGCTGACTCATCGCCTGATGTTAAAGTATATAATGATTTAACAGTAGATGGAACAGCATCAGTCGGCAATGCGGCTACAATTACCTCAAACTCAAATTCAAGAGTTTTATATTTAAAACAACATACATCAACTGGTGGCAACATAATACAATTTCAAAGTAATACTGCGGTTAATGCTTGGGAAGTTGTAGGTCGTACCTCTACATTTTATATATACAATAATATGAATGGGCAAGGTTATGCCCTTTATATTAATCCAGCTAATAACTACATAGGCATTGATAAGTCATCAGCTAGTTATAATTTAGATGTTGCTGGAACTATTAGAGCTACAAGTGATGTTATAGCTTTTTCAGATAAAAGAGTAAAAGAAAATATAGTTACTATTGATAATGCTTTAGATAAGGTTACTAAATTAAGAGGTGTCACATATACTAGAAAAGATACAGATGATAAATCTACTAAAGTTGGTGTAATTGCACAAGAAGTTTTAGAGGTTTTACCAGAAGTTGTTGAAAAAGATGATGAGGGAATGTACTCAGTTGCTTATGGGAATATGGCTGGAGTGTTTATTGAAGCTATAAAAGAATTAAAAGCAGAGGTTGATAGCTTAAAAAAAGAAATAAAACAATTAAAAAGATAAAATATGCCTTGTCCAAATGTTGCAAATGATGAAATATCAATGCTTAAAACAGCTAGGGAAAGAACTGGAGCTGGTTATACATCAAATTTTTATATAGCACCACCAATATATATGTCAGATATACAAAGATTAACTGGTGGCAATTCAAGTGGATCAGGTCGAAGCTATCCAGCAGTTGCATTAGCAAACCCAATAGATAACCGACCAGATGGTGAAAATCCATTGGCTATGTCTGAATTTAGTTTATACGATCAAAACCCTCCTAGAACAGCATTTATGTTTAATTATAATAGTCAGTCAAGCAATAGTGCTTGTGCTTTTGCAATACCTTTCGATACATATTATCATGATGATCCAAATAATTTAGTGCCAAGTTCTTTAAATATATATACAGCATATACAACTCAAACTGGAACAACAGTTGCCACAGCTGGTTATTATGCTATATACACAACTGGCGGTTCGCCAAGTGGTTCATGGATGCAAGTTGGTAACAATGGATTAATAATTGCAACTGGAAGTTGTTAAAAAATTACTAAATTTGTAAAAAAATAATATTATGGCTAATACCTATACTTGGAAAATAAATCAACTTGATGCTAAAATACAAGATGGCGAATTACAAAATGTAATTTATGTTATACACTACAATTATATAGCAGTTGATCCAACTGGAGAATATACATCTAGTAGTGTAAGCACATTAGGTGTTGAATATAACCCAGAAAATCCATTTATACCTTACGAAGATTTAACCAAAGAAATTGTTGTAGGTTGGTTAGAAGCTGGTATTGATGTTAGTATTTTACAAGAAGCATTGGATAAACAAATTGAATTGCAAATAAATCCAGTAAATGAATATTTACATCCTGATTGGAATTAATAATTAAACTAAATAAATAAAAATGAGCAAACTAGAGGAAAAAGAATTAAAAGAATTAAAAGAATCAATAGCAAAACCAAACCAAATTGCAACTGAAATTGGTTTAAGATATATTGCATATCATTCATTAGACAAACTTGTTGATGCATTTAGTGAGGCATCTAAAGAGCAACAAGAGTTAATGAAATCGATTGAGGAAAAACATGGTAAAGGTTCTTTAAATATTGATACTGGCGAAATCACACCAATAGAGGAATAAAATGCCAGTTATAAATGCCAGTAGCTTTTTACTTTTAAAAGATACAACAGTTATTGGCCATTCAAGAAGCACTAGCTTTAATGTTAATGTAGATTTACCAGATGCAACTAATAAGGAAAGTAATGGTTTCCAAGAGGTTATAGCTGGAGTTAAAAGTGGCACTATTAGCTGTGATTGTTTAACTGATTATTCCGATTCATTAAGTTTTAGCCAATTATCTGAAATGGTTATAACTAAGGAAAAGGCAGTATTTTATTTTAAAGATATTGCAAATAATAAATTTTTACTTAGAGGTGAGGGGTTTGTGCAATCAGTTGATGAAACTGCTGAGTTTGAAAATGCTACTAGTTTTAATTTAGAAATCAACTTGACTGGAGTGTTTACAATAACAGATCCGAGTCAAGGTTTGACTTGGGATAATGTCTTTGCTAAGTGGGAAGATATAGCAGATAACTGGGAAGATGTATAATTTTTTTATTTGTATATTTGTTAAAGATTAATAATTTAAAAAAAATATAAATGGCTACAACTGGAGTATTTAATGGTACTGACTTAATTTTAAAAATCCATGATGGAATATCAATTGCAGCGGCAACTGCTGTTGGACATTCAACATCTTGTACATTATCACTTTCAAACGATTTACCTGAGGCAACAACTAAAGATTCAAGCGGATTTCAAGAAGTTATCGCTGGTGTTATTAGCGGTGAGCTTAGTTTTGAGGGGTTAGTTGCTTATGATGATGATGCAAACGCTGCTGATATAAGTGATGTTTTAATTAATAGAAGATCAGTAACTTGGAGTTTTGCAACTGCTGATTCTAGTGATCCTATATTTTCTGGATCTGGATTTATCAGCTCTATTGAAATGAGTGCTGAAATGGAATCACCAGCAACTTATAGCGGTTCAATTACAACTACTGGAACTATCACAAAAACTAACTAAGATTAGTTGATTAAGATATAAAATTAAAAGGGGGTATGGCTTGAGGAAACTATACCCCTATAAATATATTAATATGGCAAACAAAAAAAGAGGTTACTATACCTTAAAAATAGGCGGCAAAATGCGAACTATGCATTTTTCAATGAATTTCTGGTCAAACTTTACTGAGCAAATGGATGTATCTCTTGATAAAATAGGGGATGTATTTAATGGCGGTATATCAATAAAAGGCATTAGATCTTTAATATATTCTGGTTTATTAGCACATGATCAAGAACAAGGCAATGACATTGATTACAATGAGTTTAAAGTTGGAATGTGGCTTGAAGATTTTGATGCTGAAAATTTGAATGATATTGTTACATCAATGATGCAATCCAGAATATTAGGCAATGATCTTAATATGGGAGTTGCTAGAAATATTAAAAAAACTACAAAAGCTACAAAAGAGGGAAAGTAAATACCCAGCTGACTTGGGATAGTTTACTTGATTTTTATATTGGTCAAGCTGGGATAATGCCAAACATTTTTTGGGAAAATACTTGGAAAGAAAATCATTTACTTGGCGAATCATATATGATTAAAAACAATATGCTATGGGAGCAATCAAGGTATATTGCAACTATGTTATATAATGTAAATTGTAACAAAAAAGCTCAAATGATTACACCAGATAAACTTTTCCCATTGCCTCAAGATGTTTATTTAGCAAGAGGCAAAGCAAAGTCAACAAAAGAACAATATTTAAAATTTAAAAAACGATTAGATAAACTAGAAGCTAAAAAAAAGAGTGGCTAGATTTTTTGTATTTTTACATAAAAATATTTCATGGCAAAGTTAAGATTAGATTTACAGTTAACTGGGTTTCAACAAGCATCTAGCAAATTAAAACAATTTGGCGATAAAATGAAGTCAGTCGGCTCAAGTTTATCTGCAATAAGTTTACCATTAGCTATTGCTGGTGGTGCTGCCATTAAAATGGGAGCTGACTTTGATAAAAACATTACTAAGATAAAAGCATTAGTTGGTGCATCTGAAAAGGATTTACAAGATTTTTCTAATGCATCTAGAAGAATGGCTAAAGAAACTGGTTTGTCATCAAAACAAACAAGTGATGCTATGTTTTTTATTGCATCAGCTGGTTTAGAGGGTGCTGAGGCAATAGCAGTTTTAGAAGCGGCATCTAAAGCTAGTGCTGCTGGTTTAGGAGATGTAGCTCAAGTTGCTGATTTGGCAACATCAGCACTTAATGCTTATGGAAGTGAAACCTTATCGGCAGAAGCGGCAACAGATGTATTAACAGCGGCAGTTCGTGAGGGTAAATTAAATAGTGAAGATTTGGCCGCATCTATGGGCCAAGTGTTGCCAGTTGCATCTAATATGGGGGTTAGCTTTAATGAGGTTGGTGCTGCTATGGCTGCCATGTCTAGAACCGGTACTAATGCAGCTCAAGGTGCAACACAATTAAATAGTATTTTATCTGGGTTACTAAAACCGACAAAACAAGCTGAGGAGGCATTATCTGAAATGGGATTGTCAAGTGCCGGTTTAAAACAACAAATAAAAGATGAGGGGTTATTGAGTGTTTTAGAAACTCTTAAAACAGAGTTTGATAAAAATAGTGATGCGGCAGCTCAAGTTTTTCCAAACATTAGAGCATTGAGAGGTGTTTTGGATTTAACTGGTGCAAGTGCTGACACTACAAAAGAAATATTTAATGAGTTGAATAAAGCTCAAGGCGCAACAAAAAAAGCATTTGATGATACAGCTAAAAGCGCATCATTTAGATTAACAAAATCTTTAAATGGTGTTAAAGAATCTTTTGCAAAAGTAGGTACTGTATTATTAGATAAACTTTTACCTACTATTGAAAAAATAGCAAGTGGAATTGAAACCCTTTTTAATAAGTTTACAAATCTTGATGACACAACACAAAAAATAATAATTGCATTTGGCTTGTTTGTAACTGCCATTGGGCCATTATTATTAGCTGTCGGAAGTTTGACATCAATAATTGGTATAATGGGAAGTGGTTTTGCAACTTTGCAAATAGCTACATTAACTTTAAAAGGTGGTTTCGTTAAATTAACAGCAGCAATGATGGCCAATCCATTTATTGCTATTGCAACTGCGGTAGTGGCTTTGACTGGTTATCTAGTTACAATGGGTAACAAAATGGCTCCGCTAATTAGTAAATGGCAAACTTTTAAGAACATTTTAAAATCAGGCGGCTCATATTCTAAATTTGCTACATTACAATTAATTGATCAAAATGCCGCATTAAAAAAACAAAAAGAGGAAACCGAAAAAAATAATAAAGAACTTGCTAAACTTGGCCAAACTAATGTAAAAATAATAACTCCTATTGCTAACACAAATACTGCTTTAGAAACTACATCTACTAAATTAAAAGCTGTTAGTGTTAATGCTATTACTGTTAAAAATGGGTTAGCAAAAGTCAGCGAAAGTGTGGAAATTGTTGGAACTGTTTTATTAGAATCAATGGATCCAGTTGTAAAAAAAACAACTCAATTAGGAAATGTTTTAGAATATATAGCAAATGAAATGCCATTTATGTTTGCCGCAGCTTTTGAGGGGATGTTAAATGGTGAAAATGCAATTAAATCACTTGGCAAAATGTTACTTGGTTTAATTAAAAAATTAGTAGCTGCCGCTGTTGCCGCTTTAGTTTTAAGCACTTTATTAGGCGGTATTGGCATAGGTAGGATAGGAGATACAGCGACTAAATTTGGTGCTATATTTTCTAAAATAACTGGGTTTGACAAAGGCGGTATTGTATCTGGGCCAACTCTTGGCTTAGTCGGAGAGTATCCAGGAGCATCTTCCAACCCTGAGGTAATAGCTCCTTTAGATAAATTAAAATCAATGATTGGTGATAGAGGTGGCTCATCAAACGTACAAGTAAGCGGCCAATTTGCACTTAAAGGTCAAGATCTAGTTGTTGCATTACAAAGAGCAGATAGAAATAGAAATAGAATTAAATAATGGCATACGAGGTAAAATTTAGATTAGAGTTTTCAGATGTACTTGGCAATGGCAAAAAAATAGAAATTTTAAAAGATGGTTATAGCGATACTGGACCAGTATATGATTTAGTAGCGACAGATGATCCTTTACAAATTACATGGGATCAAGATGATAATTTTTATGATCCTATAATCGGCTCAACTTGTCAAATAAATCTTTTTGTTACAGATTTAACAAATTATGATAATTTTTATGATGCAGATGAGAGAGAATATAAAATAAAAATTTCTTATAAAGATTCTAGTAATAATTATCAAACTTATTGGCAAGGTTGGTTATTAGTTGATCAGTTTCAAGAAGCTGTTACAACAACTCCTTATCCTATAACTTTAAGAGGTTATGATGCATTAGGTAGTTTAGATGGCTTTACTCAGCCATTAGTTACCTCAAGCGGTACTGAACTTGCTGGTGTTTTTATGGTTCATATACATGAAATTTTAGAAAATATAGATTTAGGTTTTGATATTTATGTGTCAAATGATATACAAAGAGATGGTGCAACAAGTGGATATAACGTAATTGACCAAGCATCATGTGCTGCTAGTAGTTTTTTTTCAGATGGTGTTGATCCGAAAAACTGTAAAGAAGTTTTGGAGCAAATGTTAAAATTTACAAACTCAAGAATTTTCCAAAGTTATGGCAGATGGTATATAATTAACAATTCAAGTTATAGTGAACAGTCGGTAAAAGATACAAGCGCATCAACAGCTAATGGTGGCACAATACCAACTGGTATTAGGGCCGCTGAGACATCTAGTTTACAAACTAATAATGATGAAGACATAAAATTTCATATATACAATTCAGCCGGCACTTATCAATCAACAAGTACAGTTGATGTTTTATCAATAATTCCGAGCGATTTACAACCTATTGGCAACAATTTAACTAAAGAATATTTGCGACCAATAAAGCAATATACACAATCTGTTAATATGGCTGGGTTTTTCAGCACTAATATTATAGGTAATTCTGGGTTTGAATTTGGAACATCAGGATGGACATTAACAAATAGCAGTGTTGATAATACTTTTAGTTTTCAAGGTGATGCATCTTTAAAATCAACTAATATACAAACATCAGCTAGCGGAACTAGTGTTACAGCTGAACTAGCAAATTATATTGATGAATCTGGATCAGATTTTATAGGTTATAGCTTAAAACTAAATAATTTTTTTAATTCAACATCTGGTCAAACAAGAGGTTTTAGATGGCAAGTTAAAGCAGTAGCTTTTACAATACCAGGTGATCCGCCAATAGCTACTAGATACTGGGGTTCTAACGATACATGGACAACAACAGCTACAATCAATGAAGTTGAGGTTGTTAATAATAGAAGATGGAAGTCATATACATTTAACATTGGTTCTTTGCCAAATAATGCTTGGAGATTGTATTTTTATTTATATGATCCATACCAAGTTAGTAGCACATCAGGATTTATAGATACACATTGGGATTCAATAATATTCGATAAAGTATATATAAATTCTAGCGGCCAAAGATCTGAAATATTTGAAAAATTTGATTTATTGCAATTTATAAGGAAAAGAACTGGTAATTTTTCTGGTGTTCTTAATTTAGATGGTTTGGTGCTAACTAATGAGGAATATGGTAAAGTTTTTGGTGATTGGTATAGATCAAGAGACAAAACAAATTATTTAAAATCATTAGAACAAATTACAACTCAACAAGTTATAAATGATTACAGAGATTTTGTACTTAGATATGAGGGCGATTTATATAACAATAACGTATTGCCTTTAGGATTACATAATAAAATATGGGTTAACTTTGGTTCTAGTATATTACAAGAGCCAGTTAGTTGTTATATTGATTCAATGAGTTATAATGTTAAGAAAAACACATACAGCATAGTGATGCACATACCAAATCAAGATGATGATTTGTCATCTACTTTTGTTTTAAAGTTTTAAACTTTTTTCTTTTCCTTGTTTGCTGCGAAACCCCTTTAGTGCCTAACACTTTAGGGGTTTCATTTTGTAAATAAATTAAAATAATTCTTTTATTTAAAAATATTTTTTTATTTTTGTGTAAAAATAATATATATGATATTTGAAATTCATTTTAGGAATGAGCTTAAAAGATTAGGATTTAAGCGCTACCAAATTTGTACAATCTTAGGTTGTACTATGCCAACACTTAAAAGCAAAATTGAGAATCCAGGGCGGTTAACTGTTGATGACATTACGAAACTTAAAAACTCTGGATTTGATATAAAACGTTTAATTTAATACTTTTAATTTATGAAATCAGTAAACATTAAGGGAAAAGAATATATTACAGTCAATGAAAGATTGATATTCTTTAGATCCCAGCCACAATACAAAGGGTGGCGAATATCTGAGGATGTAGTTTCCTTAGATGACAAAGAAGGGTTATTTAAAGTAACCATAATAAATCCAGATGGATTTGAAATGGCAGTTGCTCATGCTCAAGAATATAGAGATTCAAGCTATATTAATAAAACATCATTTGTTGAAAATGGTTTTACTAGTGCTTTAGGTAGGGCATTAGGTTACTTGGGTATTGGTATAGATACCGCCATAGCATCAGCTGATGAGGTTCAAACAGCTGTAAACAATCAGCCAAAAGATAATAAATCTTGGTTAAATGAAACTCAATTAATTGCAACACTTAAAGGCACTAAAGAACAAGCCGAAAAGGTAGTTGCTAATTATAAGATGAAAAAAGAATATAGAACTAAAATCAATAATCAATTTAATTTAAAATAATAATATGGAAGCAAATGAAAAAATTTTTACAGAGGGTTTAATTGTCAAAAGAAATGACAATGCACCTGATTTTGTAATTGGCAATCTTAGTGTTAAGGTTGATGAATTTAAACCTTTTTTAGACAAAC